GAGGTGATCTCCGACCAGAAGGAAGAAGCGCCCACATCCAGTTTCAGCTGCAGGGGCAGCTGCTCCAAAACAGAGAAATCAAATTCTGTATCCATTTCCGTCTGCCGCAGCTCCATCCGCAGGGGCATATCTGTCCGAAATGCCCGCATCCGCACCAGCCGTACACCGTAATAGGCCCGCATCATATCCAGATAGATATGCCCCAGATCCTCCACGGCCTGATACATATTTCGTTTTACCAGTTCCAGAGGGGCATTGCTGGCCCGCTGCAGCGCAACGATGGCAGATGTATTATCCGGCCGGGCTTCGCCCAGTGCCACATCGGAAGAACCCATAAACCGCTGGGTGTAATTGATGGCCGCATCGATAAACTGACTGATCTGCGGAGAAACAGAGGCAGGATCCATGATTCTGGCAATGGTGTTCATATCGCCGCCGTTGACGCCGATGGCACGGCCCACACCACCGTCCCAATGCGGGATCCGGGTCTTGTCATAGATGATCTTGGGAAAGGCCGTGGTCTGCAGGCTTCGCATGACCATAGCGAACAGCTGGTTCACAAACACCTGATTGGGAATCAGCTGAGAGATCAGGGCATGACCGTGGTAACAGTCCTGCACATAATCCCAGTTCATCCAAGTGATGGGATACAGCTTCAGCCCCGTATCCCGAAATGCCTCTGCCTGTCCTTTCTGGGTGTATTTGCCCGCCCAGATATGTCCTGTCTCCGGATCTCGCCGGAAGTATACCAGCAGCGTCACCTGATCGCCGGTATATCTGCTGGTGGTTCTGCCTCCCTGTTCTTCGTCAGGCCGGATCTCATCGGGATCAAACCCATTTCGCTGTGCCATACGCCGTACTTCTTCCACAGGTCTTCGCAGGGTGATGAGAATCCAGGGCTGCTTTTGTACATCCCGATCATAGGGATTGCCGAATAGGACCCGGGTGTTTTCCACCACCTCTGTCACCAGATCGCCTTTCACTGCCTGACCGGTCTGGGCGTCCGGATCAAAATAAGTGTAAGTACATCCGTCCCCATCCACAGCGGCATTTCGCATAAACTCCCGGGTCAGTGCTGGAATTTTGTTCCGTTCAAACAGCGTATCGAACTGCCTGCTGACCACATCCGCCACCTGCTCCACCTGCTGCGGCCCGAACAGCGCGGATGCCGACATGGGCGAAGCCTGCATGGTGATGTTGTCCGAGCTGACCGTTGCCACCTGAAACAGTGTCACTCGCTTCAGAAAATTAAAGGTGGGCGTGGGATTGCCGTTGGCCTCCACACCTTCCCATTGCTTGCCGATAAAAAAGTTTTCATTATTTTCCACCGTATCATACAAACCGATCTGTTCATTGAACATGACGCCTTTGTTGTACGCCTGCCAGACCTGTTCCCAACCGGGATCACGCACTACAGCTCACACTCCTTTCTGCCGGGGCTTCCGTCATACCGCATCAGATTGACGAAGCCCTGCTCATACAGCCGCTGCGCTTCTGCTGCCAGCCGTCGGCTTTCCACTTCTTCCGGAAGCTCTGCCGCGGTGCACGGTTCTTCCGATGTCTGCCGCTCCCGGCTCATCACTTTCCAAAGCAGCATCACCATCAAAAGCTCCATCGCCAACCCGCAGCAGCCCAGCAGCAGCATCAAACACAATAGTAAAGTCTCCATATTACCTCCTATCCAAAGCCCTCTCACTACTTCGCCATTGCGCCATACCGCACTTGCATATCCACGCCCAGCACCGTGGCATCTGATGCCGGATAGCAGCTCTTCAAAATCATTTGATAATAGACGAACTTTTTTACCTTCAGCTTCAGCCTCTGGATCTTCGGACTACGGCTGGTCAGAAAACTCCATCGGGAAAAGTCGCCGTTTCGAAATGTGGAAAGGCACATGGAAACTGTCTTGTCTCCGCAGCTTCCTTTCCGGTCACTCCGTGCCGAAACCTCCAGGTTCGCATTGTCCGTAGGCTTTACGGAAACCCAGGTCAGCGCACTGTATTTTCTTGTAAAATCTTCTCCAAACGCCATATGGCCGCTGGCAAAAAAGGCATCGATGGCCTGCCCGTCATCATTGGGCTGTTCTTCCCGGAATCGAACAAGCCTGCCGTCGGAAAAACCGAACAGCAGTTCGCGTCCACGCCGGACAGCACATACCACAGGCAGATTTGTATAGGAATACCAGACATCTGCCTGATAGTTGTGGACCAGTACGGTACCGCCCGTATCATTGAGAAACAGATAATACTCCTGTTTTGTATCGTCATCGAAACAAAAGGTCTTTTCCGGCTCCGCCCGGAGCAGGGTATTTCGTACCCGCTGGCTGATGAGCTTGGCATTTCGCTCATCTCTTGTGGCGTAGTTTGCCATGACCCAGTCGTAAAGGTTGCCTCCATAGATGGTACGAGGCACATTTTTTACCAACCGTACCTGCCCCACGGCGTTGTTGCCGATTTCGCGGTTGATAGCCACCGTCCGGAAGCCGGGAATCACAGTTCCGTCTGCCAGTGTGGTGATCTCATACTGGGTAGCATAGGCACCGCCGTCTGACTTGTAGCTCATGAGCCGGTCATAGTATTTGATCATACCTGTGATGGGTGCGTTCGAACTGCCGACCTGCATCTCATACAGATCGGGAAAGTACTCGGCAGATGGCTGCCCATCCTCAGTGATGCCGCAATAAATGGCTTTCGCGGAGCCATCGCCATATAAAAACACGCGGGTGTCAGCCGCACCGTTAAACTGCTCGGCATACCGCATTCCCTCTACCAACGCACGGAGGGTATTGGGCATGGTGTACCAGACCTCCACATTGTTGCTGCCGGCCTCCGGCGGCGCATCAAACGTGAGAACACCGGTTTTTATGTCAACCGACCAATTTTCCTCCATTTCTGCGCCACCAATGGTGATCCGATTCACGGAAAGCAGCCTCTGCTCCGGCAGATGGTACTCCCTGGCTGTGCCATCGGCAGAAAACCGGCATCTGCGTTTTCCCGTCAGCCGATTGACACTTTCCACCGTGATGCCGCCGCCTTCCGGTGCCATGGCCGTTGCCACCAGCGGTACATAGCCATCCACCGTGTCCACAAAACCTTCTCCATCCCAGACCAGGTACTCCTGTCCGTTCAGGAAATAAACCTTGCCTCCAAATCCAAACATGGTGGTAGGCGCGTCCCAGATGTCTCCGATCCGGCGAAAACCATCGTCATCCAGCTCCCACACGCCGCCATCAGCCACGCAGAGATTTTTCTGTTCTCCTGCCACGCAGCCGCTCCAAAGCCCTCTCACCGGCCCATCAAACTGCCGCTGCACCGTGTAGCCGGGTCTGACACGGAGGTGATACTGGGGTGTGACCTGCCAGTTTCGCATTTCGCTGGCCTCTCCCATCTGCAGCTGCGTATCACCGTCGGCGCTCTCATTCAGGCCCAGAAACTTCTGAATCTGATAGATCCGCACATCGTTTTTCCCTGTGATCTCTGCCATCTCATCCCTCCCTTTATCCTCCAATCCCTTCTCCTTGTGATCAAGTAGGGCGGCCAGACCCCTGGCCGCCTTGAAACCTCCGTTGTTTTACAGCACCGCAGTACCAAAGGCCTTGGCCTTACCGTCGCTGCCTGCCTCCGCCACAGTGACCACCGCGCTGTCACCTGCAGCGATCACGGCGCCGGAGTGGGTCAGTCTGTCCCAGCCGGAGACATCCATTTCATAATCCACCTGCTCGGCGGCGTTACCCAGCTTGTAGTACCAGCCGCAGCCGGCCTCTGCCTCAGGATTGACCAGCAGCTTCACACTGCCGCCATCCAGCTGGGCGGCAGTCACATCCAGATTACGCAGCACAGCCTGAGAACCGTGGTACCAGATGGCATCGGCCTTCTCCTTCAGCACGAAACAGTCGTAGATCACACGGCCTTCCACCAGCCAGCCGGAAATGCCGGGAGGATTGTTGTGGGTCTTGTATTCCTCCAGCTGCTTGGGCGCGGTGGCCGCCATCTTATGGGCGATCAGGAACGCGCAGCCGCTGGGCAGCTTGGAAGAGGGCACCCGGACGATCTTGCAGCCGTCCACCTCGCCGATAACGCCCTTGGCAAGCATCTCCTGCGAGGAATCGCCGGTCTTCACAAAGGCGGGATCCAGCTTCAGCAGATTGGTGAACTTATAGGAGCAGAAAGCCACACGGCCCTTTTCGGGCACATTTTTGTTGCCCAGCTTCTCCATGGCGTTCAGGAACAGCTCATAGGCATTTTCCTTGGTCACAGGTTCGTTGGAATAGTTGCCCCGCTCTGTGGCGGCGGCAGCCAGCTTCCGGAATACATAGGCGTCAAACTCGGGGGCCCAAACCTCCTTCAGCTGGCGATTCAGCGCTTTGCCGGCATCGGAGACCATCTGAGACTGCAGCTTGTCGCCCTTATCGATAATAAAGGTAAACGCCCGGTCCCGGCTCAGAGTCATGGTCTGAATGTTCCGGGTCAGATCATCGGGAGTGCCGTAGCGATTGGAACCGCTGCGGGTGTAGTCCACCATGGCCACGGTGGGCAAAGAATAAACGTTGACGGTCTTGACGCCAACAAAGTCATAGTCGCTGTTCAGCGCCAGCATAGCCTGAGACTCGCGGTTGAACCGTTCATCCACCTGCTTGGCATACTTGGCAGCGAGATTTCTGGATTCTGCCATCTTGCATTACCTCTCTTTCCTATCATTCATCATTGAAGCCTGCCAGAAAGCTGTCGGCAGCGTGGCTGCCGCCGGCAGAGCGCATACTGCCAAGGCTCCTGCTGCGGGCTGCGGCTCTGGCCTGTTCCAGACCAAGCTGCCGCTGCAGCTGTCGGTTGCTCTCCCGCAGCTGCTGCAGTTCATGGCGGCCATAGGCCCGTGACAGGCTGTCACCCTGTTTCACCGCCTGCCATACCTGCTGCGGGATGGTTCTGGCATCCAGCCCCGGATGCTCCCGCACAAACTCGATCAGATCCTGTTCCGGCAACGGCGCAGGCTCAGGCCCCATGGGAACCGTTTCTTCAAATCCGGGCTCTGCCGCAGGCTCCATGGTCATCTCCATGGTCTCTTCCATTGCTCACACCTCCTGTGTCTTGATGTTCTCCCAGGCTGCC